ACAATATTAGAAGCAGGACATCCTAATTTAACAATGGTAGAGGCAGCAGCCGCTGGTTTACCTATAATTGCGGATTGGGAACATGCTACTGATTTTCATGGTGCTTGGAGAGCTCCTCGTAATGTATTTGAAATGGATAAAGGATTAAAAAATATTTTAAAAAACTGGAATGATTACAGACTAAAAACCATTAATACAGGTAAACAATTGAGTTGGGAAAATAGAACTAAAGATTTATTAGAAATATATAAACAATTTATATGAAAAGAGATACAAGATTATTCTCAATAAATAATATACCTTTATTAATATATGATTCTCCAGAATGTATATCTGACGATATCGTAAAATATAATAATTTTTGGGAATTTGAATTATTTAACAAATGGAAACATTATTTTCCAACTAAGGGGTTATTTTTTGATATTGGAGCTAATATTGGAAACCATTGTGTACAGTTTAAATATAACTTCCCAGATATAGAAATATGGGCCTTTGAACCTTATTTAGAAAATTATCTTTTACTTAAACAAAATACTAAATCTTACAAAGATATTAAATGTTTTAATATCGGAGTTGGTAGTAAAACTTCTATAGTATGTTTTAGTGATGGTTCTTATGAAAATAGTGGTGTAGTAAAAATTGTAAATCAAAGTGATAATAATAATATAGTATTAAAACTAGATGATTTACTAATTGAAAAACCTGTATCTTTTATAAAAATAGATATTGAAGGACACGAATACTCAGCATTTGAAGGAATGTTAAATTTACTTAAAAAAGACAAACCTATGATTTGGGTAGAAGATAACGAACAAGTAGCTGTTCCTTATTTACAATCATTAGGATATAATATTTTAGAAAAAAATGAATTAACTGAGGATTATTTAATGATATGAAAGAAGTTTTAATACAAGAATACAACAATTTAGAGCAACTAAATTTGCCTTATAAGCAAAATGAAAATACATTTTCTGTTAATTTTCTTCAAGGTGTTAAATGTGAAGTTAACGGTAATGTTCAAACATCATACATTGTTAAGTTTATTGATACTAAATTTGATAAAGTATTACACGAAAGTGAAATTACTAATAATATGTGGACTAAAACCTCATTTCAATATTTTATAAATTGGAAAGTTGAGGTTACAAATAAAGAAACAGATGAAATAGTTTTTGAACATTATTATAATGCTAGAGATAAACGTGTTTACATTCATTTAGATTCATCTGCTATTGGTGATACATTAGCATGGTTTCCTTATATTGAGGAATTTAGAAAAAAACACCAATGTCAAGTAGTATGTTCTACTTTTCATAATAAATGGTTTAAAGAAGAATACCCTGAATTAGAATTTATTGAACCAAGTACAGAAGTGTTTGATTTATATGCTATGTATACTATTGGATGGTATTATGATGAAGATAGAAAAGTAGTTGATACTAAAATTCCAATTGAATTTAAACAACATCCATTAGGTGAAACATCAACCTCTATTTTAGGATTACCTTATACAGAAATTAAAGCTAAAATTAATGTACCTAATAAAACTAGACAAATTAAAAATAAATATGTAGTTATTGCCCCTCATGCTTCAGCTCACGCTAAGTATTGGAATCATCCAGGAGGATGGCAAACTATTATTGATTATTTAAATAAAAAAGGTTATAAAGTAATAATGATTACCCAAGAAAAATTAGGTGATACTTGGCATGATTCTAAACTTGGAGGAACATTAAAAGGAGTAATTAATAAAACAGGTAACTATCCAATTGAAGACAGAATGATTGATATGAAATATGCCGATGCCTTTATTGGAGTTGGTAGTGGATTATCTTGGTTAGCATGGTCTATAGGAACTCCAGTAGTAATGATTTCAGGATTTAGTGAACCTTATACTGAATTTTTAGATTGTGAACGTGTATTTAATTACGATCCTAATGTATGTACTGGATGTTTTAATAAACATTGGTTAAACCCTGGTGATTGGGAATGGTGTCCTGAACATAAAGATACACCAAGACATTTTGAATGTACAAAAACTATTAAACCTGAGCAAGTAATTGTGTCAATTCATAAAACCCTTAATATTTATTAATAAATAAAATATGGCAACTTTAAACCCATCAAACGCAATAAATGGTAATACAATACAAGCATCTGATGTTTTACAACTATTTGAAGCTTTTGGCACAGGATCACAAAATATTACTGGATTAAGTCTAACAGGTAGTATAACTAATGCTAATGCTGCTACCTTAGCAGCATCTGCTTCTAAAATAACAACTGCTATTACGGGTGGAAGTACTCATTATTTAACTTTTGTTGAAGGATCAGGTACTTATATGCCTAAAATAGCATCTCTTTTAGAATATAATGCTACTAATAATAATCTAACAGTTACTGCTTCTTTTGCTACTACTGCTTCCCATGCCTTAACATCAACTGCAACACAAGTTAATAATCAGTCTTATGACAATGGAACAAATGTTGTTAATGGTAATTTTAAATTTATAGCAGGTAAAGTAACTATGACTAATGGAGCTGCTACAAGTAGTATATTTACTGTTTTATTAGGTAAAGTATTAGGTGAAACTGTATGGATTAATGCCGCATACCCTACAACATTTACTCCATTTACATCATCAGTAACCGTAGACACTACTCCCGGACCACCATACACAACAAATCTTTCAATACTTAAAGTTAACGTATCTTCTAGTGGCCAGGTATTAATTACAGGAGGTCCAAATGATACAGGAACAGTTATATTTACAGGAACATATATTTAATTTTTATATTTTTTAACATATTTATTATTGTAAAGGTTTTTAATTAATTGTTTTTATTATTAAACTTTTGAATATTTTTTACATATTTATAAACAAATAAAACAAATTAGAAAATGGCAGAAACACTTTTATCTCCTGGCGTATTAGCACGAGAAAACGATAGCTCACAGATCACCAATGTTCCTGCACCGGCTGGTGCTGCGCTTCTTGGTCCAACTGTAAAAGGTCAACCCGATTATCCAAGATTAATTACCAGTTTTAATCAGTATTTAACATATTTCGGTGGAGCTTTTATTAGTGGTTCTTCTCAATATACTTATTTTACTTCAACTGCAGCTTTTAATTACTTCCAAAATGGAGGAACTAGTTTATGGGTAACAAGGGTAGCATCAGGATCGTCTACTTTTAGACCTGCAACTTCATCATTCATGCTTACAGGTTCAGCTGGAGGCCCAGCAACAGCAACCTCTCCATTTATTCTTCAAACATTAAGTTATGGTTCTAACCAAAATAGTTCAAGTTCATTAGATGCAAGTGGTTCATTAACATCAGGTTCAGAACTTAATGTGAGGTGGCAAATTACAAACGCTAATACTTCTTCAGGAACTTTTACTTTATTAATCCGTCAAGGTAATGATACTACAAGTAATCCTAAATATTTAGAAACTTGGACTAATTTATCATTAGATCCTACAGCTCCTAACTATATTGAAAAAACACTTGGTAGTACAACCTTTGGTTTAGGTGACAGTACAGCTACTTATGTTACTTCATCAGGTAATTATCCTAATAGAAGTAATTATGTTACAGTAGCATCTGTACCTTTAAAAACTCCAAATTATTTTAATAATGTAGGTCAACCTCAAGATATTTACACTGGTTCTATTCCAGCAAACCAAAGTGGTTCATTTGGAACGGCAGTGGGTGAATTATTTTATGGAGGAGGGGCTAAATATTATAATGATATTACCGACACTAACATTCAAGGTCTTCCAGCAACAGCATATTCTACTTCAATTAGTTTAATGTCTAATGCTGATGAATATAATTACAACGTTATTATTGCTCCTGGTTTGACTTATGGTAATGCAAATGGTAAAACTCAATTAGTTAATTTAATTAATAATACTCAAAACAGAGGTGATAATATTGCTGTAGTTGATATGTCATTATATGGAAGTAGTGTTAGTACTATTACAGGTGTTGCAAATACCTTAGATACTTCATATGCTGCTACTTATTGGCCTTGGATTCAAACAGTAGATCCTCTTACAGGTGATTTTGCTTGGGTTCCAGCTTCAACAATGATTCCTTCAGTTTATATCCAGAATGATAATTTATCAGCTCCTTGGTTTGCTCCTGCTGGTTTAACTAGAGGTGGAATTTTAAATGCTGTTAGAACAGAAAAGAAATTAACTCAAACAGATAGAAATAACTTATATCAAAATAAAGTTAATCCAATCGCAACTTTCCCAGGTACTGGAGTTGTAGTATATGGTCAAAAGACATTACAAACCACAGCATCTGCACTTGATAGAGTAAATGTTCGTCGTTTGTTGATTGCTCTTAAAACTAAAATTAGTGAAATTGCTAATACGTTAGTGTTTGAACAAAATACAATTGCTACTCGTACTAGTTTCACGGCACAAGTTAACCCATACTTAGCGTCAGTTCAACAACAACAAGGTTTGTATGCTTTTAAAGTAATTATGGATGATTCAAATAATAGTGCAGAAACAATTGATAGGAACCAGTTAATCGGACAGATTTACTTACAACCTACCAAAACTGCTGAATTCATTTATTTAGATTTCAACATTTTACCTACAGGAGCTACTTTCCCTGCATAATTTTTTAAAAACGGAATATTTATAACAAAACAAAATAAATAAAATGGCAATTTTAAATCCTAACGAAATATTTTTCACAGCTTTCGAACCAAAGCAACCCAACCGCTTCATTATGTATGTAGATGGTTTCCCATCGTATATTATTAAAGCAATCTCAGCCGTAACGTTCGAACAAGGTGAAGTGGTTCTTAACCATATCAACGTTTACTCAAAAGTAAAAGGTAAAACCAAATGGAGTGATTTAACTATGACTTTATTTGATCCTATTACTCCTTCAGGTGCTCAAGCAACAATGGAATGGCTACGTTTACACCACGAATCAGTAACTGGCCGTGATGGTTATTCTGATATGTATAAAAAAGATTTAACTATTAACATATTAGGCCCAGTAGGTGATATCGTTTCTGAATGGGTAATTAAAGGTGCGTTTATTAAAGGTGGTAACTTCGGTGAATATAACTGGGATACTGAAAGCGCGGCTGTTAACTTATCAATAACAATTGGTATGGATTACTGTGTATTGAATTTCTAAGTAAAAATAAAAATAAATTAAAGAAAACTCGCATTTTTTGCGAGTTTCTTTTTTTCTTATATATTTATATGGGACAATAAAGTTATTAAAAATAGATTATGATAGAAAATAAAATAAAATTTCCTACCGAAATGGTAGATTTACCCTCAAAAGGGTTATTGTATCCTGAAGGTCATCCTCTTTCCACAGGCAAAATTGAGTTAAAATATATGACCGCAAGGGAAGAAGATATTTTAACAAATCAAAATTATCTTAAACAAGGAGTTGTAATTGATAAATTATTACAATCATTAATTGTTACTAAATTTGATTTTGATGATTTATTAATTGGTGATAAAAACGCAATTATGGTTGCCGCTCGTGTATTAGGTTATGGTCAAGATTATACTTTTACTTATGAAGGTGAAGAAGTTACAGTAGATTTATCTAATCTTTCTTCTATAGAATTAGATGAAGATAAAATGGAAAAAGGAGTAAATTCATTTGAATATACATTACCCCATTCAGGAACAAAAATTACCTTTAAGTTATTAACTGGTAAAGATGAAAAAGCTATTGATGCTGAAATAAAAGGTCTTAAAAAAATAAATAAAACAGGTTCACCCGATTTATCTACTCGTTTAAAACATCAAATCTTATCAGTAGAAGGTGATGAAGATAAAAAATCTATACGTGATTTTGTTGATAATTATTTCTTAGCACGCGATTCATCATCATTTAGAACTTATTTAAAATCCATCAATCCAGACATTAAAATGGTATTTAACCACCTTACGGATAATGGAGAAGAGGAGGTTTCCATACCTTTACAGGTTCAATTTTTTTGGCCTGACGCTTGAGTATAGAATGTATTTGTTTAAACAGATACATGAAATTGTATTTTATGGAAGAGGAGGTTATGATTATGAAACTATTTATAACATGCCTGTTTGGTTAAGAAACACTACATATAATTTTATAGCTAATTCTATTGAAAAGGAAAATAAAGCTCAAGAAGAATCAAACCAATCATCAACATCAAGTAAAATAGATTTTTCAAACCCAAATCAAGCAAAAGTAATATTACCATCTCATTATGTAGGGGCATCAAAAAAATGATGCCCTTTAATATTTATACCCGTAATACCTTTTTATGGCAGATATAGAAGAAATAAGGAAAAAAAATCTTGAAGAATCTAACGAAGCGTTAGCTGAATCTCTTAGCTTAACTGCTAAGTTAACGGATCAAATGCAGTTTTTGTATAAAAATTCAAAAGAAAAATATACCCAAGATAAATTATCCGTAGATTTAACTAAACAAGCCGTTGCTTTAACTAAAAATCTTTCAGCAGAGTATACATCACTAGGTGGTGTTCAAAAAGACATAGCAAAAAATTCAAAATTACAAAATGATATTTTAATTCAACAAAAAACACTTGAAAGTAGTATTGGAGATAAAGGAATGCAACGCCTCCAATTTATTAAAAACCAAGAAAAAGGTTTAAGTAATTCTAACGAACTATTAAAAGGGTTAAGAGAAAAAGAAGCTGCAGGTGTTAAAGGTGCTAAAGAACAAGCCGATACTTTAGCCCGACAAATTATATCCCGCAGACAATCTCTTGCAACCCAAATTGAAAATCTTACAGCCGAAGAAAGACAATACCAGATTACAGAGGAAACAGCTAAAGCATTAGAAAAAAATCTTGAGTATTTAAGAGAACAAGAACAACAACAGAAGAATTTAGCAAAATCCCAAAGTCTATTTACTTCAATTATTGGAGGAACATCTAATGCTTTAAATAAATTAGGTTTTGGAAATTTATCTCAAAAATTAGGATTAGATGCTGCTAAAAAGAAAGCAGAAGAAATGACTTATGCCTTAACTGATGGTGGAAAGAAAACATTAGGAGTATTTGGTAAAATGAGAGTAGCAGCAGCTTCATTTGGAGCCGCTTTAAAGTCTGCTTTAGGTCCTTTAGCTTTACTTGGTATGGCAGTGTCTTTAGTAAAAAAAGGTATTGAGAAATTTAAAGAAAATGCTGAAGCAGGTTTAAGAGCTATGACTAGACTTAGTGAGGAGTCAACTGGATTAGCTAGAACATTAGGCATATCTCAAGGTAAAGCCGAAGGAGTAGCAGCAGCAGCAAGATCTATGGGTAGTGCTATGGGGATGACAACCGGTATGGCTACAAAGTCCGCAGAAGCTATTTATGGGGCTATGAGTGGTGTTGAAAAACAAAGTGACAATACCTTAAAAACATTTATGAAATTAAATGTGTTTGCTGGTATGTCAGCTGAAAGTTTAGAGCAAATGAGGCAAATGGCTAAATTAACAGGCCAAGATGCTGGAGTAGTAGCTACTAAAATGGCTGATACTGCTAGATCTTCTATTATAGCTAATAAAGTAAATATTAGTATGAAAGAAGTTATGGTAGGAGTTTCTAAACAATCAAACGAAATGAAACTTAATTTTGGTGGTTCAGCTGAAGGTTTAACTAAAGCTTTTGTTAAAGCAAAATCATTAGGATTTGAATTAGAAAAAGTAAAAGGTATATCTCAAAGTTTATTAAATATTGAAGATTCAATAGCGGCTGAAATGGAAGCTGAATTACTTACTGGTAAAGATTTAAATCTTGAAAAAGCAAGAGAAGCAGCATTAAATCATGATGTTAGTGGTTTAATGGATGAAATAGCTAAAAACTATGGTTCAGTTGCTGACTTCCAGAAAATGAACGTAATTCAACAAGAAGCAGCAGCAAAAGCTATAGGTATGAGCAGTGAAGAATTAGCAAATACTTTAGCAGGTAATAAAGCCAACAAATCAGAAAATCAACAATTATTAGAGGTTCAAAAGAAAAGCTTAGATGCTATGACTTCTCAAGCTTCAATGCAGGAAAAAATTCAAGCACGTGAAGAAGCAAAGGAGGCTTTATATACAAGATCAGCCGAAACTTTAGAGAAAATGAATAAGTTTATGGCTAGAATGGCAGAAAAATTTGGACCTATTCTAGAAGAGGTATTTGGGGGAATATCAGACATATTTTTTGATATTGTAGATAGTTTTGAAAAAGGAACAGATAAATTAGGAAATATGGGGAGCATTACAGACAAAATCCATAACGTCTTTGAAGAAATAAGACCTATAATTAAACAAATAGTTGGGGCTTTAATGGATTTTGCAACAGGTGCTGGTCCTATTATTTGGAGTGTTTTTAAAGGTATACTTAAAACTGTTACTTTTATTACAAGTTCAATTGGACAATTTTTTAAATTATTTACTAAAGGAAATAAAGATCTAAATGTAACAAAAGCTTTATTAGGTGGTATTGCAACTGCTATATTACTATTAATAGGTTATTATAAAATAAAAAATAATTTAGCAAATGGTTTAAATAAAGCAACTATAAAAGAATTAGGGGGACAAAAGAAATTAAAAGATATGAATGTTCTTCAAATAGCACAAGCTCGTATAAAACAAGCTTTAGGAATAAGTCAAGTTGCAGTTAAAAAGAAAGAAGGTCAAGAAACTGATAAAAATACCGCAAAAGAAAATAAAGGAATGGGAGCTAAATTAAGAGGACTTTTAACTACAGTATACACTTACGCTGCTAATGCTGCTAAAGCCGTTGCTGGTATTCCTTTTGTTGGACCTGTTTTAGCTATTGCTGCTTTAGGTGCGGCAGTAGCTGGAGGTATGATGTTATATAATAAAGTACAAGGAAATGATGTTATGTCTGGCCCAAACCAACGAACATTATTTGCTGGTAAAGATCAAATTTCCTTAAACTCTGATGATACAGTAGTAGCAGGTACTGATTTATTTGGAAAGAAAAAATCTAACAGATCAGAAGGACCAGACAATTCGGCTTTAGTATCAGAAATGCAAGCTATAAAATCTATATTACAATCTATTCTTTCTAAAGAAGGAGGAGTATTTATTGATGGTAATAAAGTAGGTTCAACTTTAGCATTA